ACAAATATGTTATAGTAGACGGCTTCCACCGATATAGTGTTATGAGACTCTATAAAGATATTAGAGATAAAAATAATAGTTTACTTCCTATTGTAGTCATAAATAAAGATATAAACGACCGTATGGCAAGTACAGTTAGGCATAATAGAGCTAGAGGAAAACATTCTATAAACGGAATGTCAAGTATTGTATTTAAAATGTTAGATAATGGTTGGGTTGATACTGAAATACTTGAAGAACTAGGAATGGAAGTCGAGGAACTAGTAAGACTTAAACATATTACAGGATTTAGTAAATTGTTCGATAATGTGGAATACTCTAAAGCTTGGGAAACTAAAAGACAGATTAAAATTAAAAAAGAATGGGAAGGTCAATTATAATGTTAGGTGGAATAATAGCTGTCCCTGAAAGAGAGAAGTATGTAAATCTGTTAGTCAATGAACTCAATATAAAAAACTTCCGAGAAATTAAAGTATTCTATGATGTTAAAAAACAAGGTCAACCTTTTAATCTTAAAAGATGTATGAATGAAATGTTAAATAAAGCTAATAAGAATGAACCCGTATTAATAATGACAGATGATGTAACGTGTTCCGAAAGATGGTTAGAAGAATGGGAAAAGATACATTCAATAGAAAATAACAATATATATACGTTGTTTACAAGACAAAGGCACTTACTAAAGAAGGAAATAATAAATAAAGGTTATATAACTACTGTACAAAAACGGGGTTTTTACGACCAAGCTTCTATCTATATAAATCAACATAACTTAATTGATAAAATAGAAAAATGGTTAGAGGAAACAGGACAATTCCTTCCTAGCGTGAAAAACAGAATGAAACATTATGATGTAATAATTCAAGAATACCTAATTTATAACAATATTAAATGGACTATAACAGTGCCTACGTTATTTGACCATAGACAAATAAAATCTTCATTAGGTCATAAAGTAGGTTCATCAATTTTATTTATAGATAATAAGGAGGAAATATGCAAATTCAAAGAATGAAAATAGAAGAAATAATTCCTTATTGGAGAAACCCACGCAAAAATGATACTGCCATAGAAAAAGTAAAAGAATCTATTCAAAAATACGGATACACAGTACCAATAATATTAGATAAAAATAATATTATAATTGCAGGACATACAAGATATAAAGCACTTAAAGAATTAGACTATAAAGAAGTAGATGTAATTGTATCGGATATGGACGAAGACAAAGCAAAACAATTTAGAATAGTAGATAATAAGACTTCCGAATTTGCTTCGTGGGATAAAGAAATGTTGACCTACGAAATGAGAGAAATGAAGGAGCTTGAATCACTTGTAAAATTCTTTGACGAAAAAGAACTCGAAAAACTATTAGACATAGACATAGAATCAATTAAATTTACAGCAGAAACCGAAATACCTTCCATTTTAAATGACGATGAAGAAGAAAACCAAGTAGACAATACAGAACAAGATAATAGCGAAGAACTCAAAATTGAGCTTGAAAGACAGAAAAAAGAAAAAGAACTATTAATACTTAAACTTAAAAAACAAGAAGAACTAGAGTTAAAAATAAAAGAAATGGAAGAAAAACAAAAACAACAATTCTCAGAAAGAAGCGAAAAAACTTATGAAGATTATATTGAATTGTCTTGCCCATATTGTGAGGAAGTATATACAATTTCAAAAGACGAGTTATTGCGACGGAGAAAAATACAACAAAACATATGAGAATCAATTCTCCTATAAAGAGAATAAACAAATAAAAGAATACCTAAAAAAATATATAAATAAAAATATGAATGTCTTAGACATAGGTTGTGGAACTGGACTTGGTTTAACTCTAATAGATTGTAATTATATCGGGGTGGACAAGTCTTTAAATATGATAAAATACTGCCGTGAAAAATATAGAGTAGGAAATTTTATTAATTGTAATGCCTATAACTATATAAAAAATAGCAAAGACAAAACAAACGTGATATCGTTATTTAGTTTAAATTATATGAATCCTAATATCATAAATGAAATATATAAAAAGTTAGACAAAGTATTTATAGCAGTTCATTACAATAAACCTTACAAATCAAGCCATTCATTATATACTAATAAAAAACTATTTTTTTACTTGTTACACGCAATTAACAAATATAAAATTAAAAAATTGTTTAAAAAGTATAACGCAGTTACTTACAAATTATTAGATTTAGATTATTATTATATAACAATACTAGAAAATGGTGATTGAATGGACATTCAAGAAATTAAAAACTTTATAAATAAAGTAAAATGGACAAACGCAAAAACTTACGAAAAATCAGCACCACACGAATATATAGTTAGAGCCGAAATACCTCAATATGAGAATGAATTTGTAAATTTTACTTTGTTTATTCGTGAAAACGGGTATAAAGAAAAATTCTACTCTAAAGAATTTGTCTATTATGACGTAGACAATTTTAAATATTGGACATACGGTGACCCAATAGAAACAACTACTATACTAAACAGAGCAGATAAAAATAAAATTTATAAAAAATATTAATAAAAGTGTTGCAATTGTATTTCATTTATGCTATAATTAATTCATAAGATAAACGAAGGAGCGAAAACAAATGAAATACGAAACTTTAATAAAAAGAGCAATGACAAAGGAAATTAAAAAACAGTTAAAAAAAGAAAGAAACTTAGACATAGTAATGTTAGCATTAAACATTCAATTTCCAAGTTTTCCAGAAGAACTAAAATGGGAAATGATATATAAAGCATTACCAGTACATTAATAAACAAAGGAGATTTAAAATGACAGTTAACGAATTAAAGGAAATTTTAGAGGAAGTAATTCAAAAAGGTGGAGGAAATGACGAAATAAAGTGCCTATATCAAAGAAACTACCCACTAATGGGCAGAATAGAAAGAGCAGGATATAGAAACGGAGAACTAGACAATACATTCTACCTTATACACCAAGAAGAAAATGAATACGGATTTGACTTCGAAGAAATAGAAGAATAAAAAACATATAAAAGCCGAAAGGCTTTTTTTATTTTGTAAATTAAGGAGTAACTTTATGACAAACAATTCAATAGAAAATCGTAATTTAAGAGATTGGATACAAGACTTGAAATGCGAATACTACCTTAAAACAAATGAAAACAATAACAGAATACAATATCAAAAAAAATTACTATCACTAGAAAAAGCACTTTACAACCTAAATAAAAATTATGATACATATAAGAAACACTAGAAGGGAGGTAAAAATATGAAAATGGGAAGAAAAAGTAAATATGAAACACACGTAAAACCATTTTTAGACCGAATCCCTTCTTGGAGAAAAGACGGATTGACAGAGTTACAAGTAGGAAAAAAATTAGGCATTTCCGAAGACACTTTACACCGTTACAAAAAGCTACATTCGGAGTTTTATGAGTCTTTAAAAAACGGAAAGGAACTGCTAATTGAAAATTTAAAAGAATCTTTGTTCAAACGTGCTATGGGTTATAAAGTCGAAGAAACAAAACAGATATTCAGAAAGACTAAAAAAGGCCAAGATGCAGTATATGTTGAAAGGTATACTAGGGAAGTCTATTCTGATACGTGCCTTATATTTGCTTTGAAGAATCTTGACCCAGAGAATTGGAAAGACCGACGGGAAATTCAACAAGACATTAACCAAACAGTACAACATCTTACTATAGATATTATAGACGAAGAAGGAAAAGAGATAGACACCGACAAACTCACTATAGACGAAGAAGAAGTGAATAATAATGAAAATAACTAAAGCGTGTTTCAACCCAATTTATTTACCCTTCCTAAATGCGCAAGAAAGAGTGCAAATATTCTACGGTGGTTCGTCATCGGGAAAGAGCTTTTATCTTGCGCAAAGATGTATTATAGATGTAGTTAGTAAGGGAAGAAATTATCTTATCTGTAGAAATGTTGGTGCTACTCTAAAGAAATCTACATTTAACGAACTAAATAAATGTATAAGTTTTTTTAAGCTTAAAAACCTATTTAGCATAAATCAAACAGATATGACTATAACGTGCCTTCTTAATAATGCACAAATAATGTTTTCTGGACTAGACGACCCAGAAAAAATAAAATCCATCACACCACTAAAAGGGGTATTGACAGACGTTTGGGTCGAGGAAGCTACTGAAACGGACTACAACGCAGTTAAACAGCTTCAAAAAAGGTTAAGGGGAAAATCAAATCATAATAAAAGAATCATATTATCCTTCAACCCTATTTTACAAAGTCATTGGATATATAAAGAGTTCTTTAAAGATTGGGATGACAATAAAAAATTATATAGGACTAAAGACCTACTTATTTTAAAAACGACCTACAAAGACAATAAACACCTTACTAAAGACGATATATATGCACTTGAAAATGAAAAAGACGAATACTTCTATAACGTATACTCACTTGGCTTGTGGGGAGTACTAGGAGCTGTTATATATCGTAATTGGAGAGTAGAAGATTTGACCGAACGTATACCATCTTTTGATAACTATAAAATAGGTTTAGACTTTGGCTTTGCAGACCACCCTTCTGCCTTAGTCATAACCCACTATGATAAGAATAGAAAAAAGATATATGTTATTGACGAACTATACGTTAAAGGTATGGAT